AATCGTCGGCCATCACGTGCTTTTTAAAAATATCAAAATCGACAAAGCTCATCGTTAGTTTGTTTTATTATCCGGCGGCCAATATAACACACGGCCTATCGACCGCCGGTCAATGAACGAATTTTCAATCTTCAATGCTGATTTTGCCGAGAACGAACGCCTCGGGACGGAGTGTCTTTGTTCCGAAGTCGCCGTTGAGCACGAAGTCAACTGCGTCTTTACGGGCCTTAGAATAGGGATCGACGATGAACGAGAGCTCACCGAACATTCCGAGGGGTTGATAACTCCAGTCACCACAACCGACATTTCCTTCACCGATGAAATTGGTGGTGAAGACGGGAACTCCGGCGATGGTGTCGTTCTCGCAGAGCATGATTCCGCTTCCGGCGTCTTTGGGAGTGCCCTCGAGGATGGCCTTGGTGGCTTTAGTCATGACATAAGCCAAACCTTCACCCTCGACACCTGTGGCGAGGACTTTCGCCTTCATCGAGTTGAAGTCAATGAAGCTGAGACCGAGAGTCTCGGCGGCTTTGCCGACGAACGGTCCGACGAGGTTGGTGGCTCCGTTGACCTTCGTGGTCGAGAACATGACTTTGTTGATGGTCGCGGCGACGGCTTTGGGGAGAATCTGTTTAACGATGGTCTCAATGAGGCCGTCGGTTTGGTTGATGCTCTGACGAGTCACCATGATAGCGACACCCACGCGGTCGGGTTGAGCGCGGAGGTTGTCGAGTGTGATCGCTTGGTCACTGAGTTCGACGCCTTCACCGGCGATGGTTGCTTCAACCATGCCAACGTTGGGCCATACATAGTAACCCGACAGACCGGTCATGAGAGGGAGACCGATTTTATCGATGATCAGACCTTCTTGTAGAGGCATCAAGATGTCTTGAATCTTGATGTTAACGAGACCGCCCTTATCAGCGTCAGCGACGGTCACGACTTCACGTTTGAAGAAAATGGTGGTACGGACACCGTTAGCTACATTCTCCCGGATGATACGCTCGGCTTCGTGACGATTATCCTCGTCAGAGAAGTTTTCGCGTGTAGCGTCAGCCATGGCGGTCATTCTCATTGAGAGAAACTGGTTCTCGCGCTTCAGACCCTCATATTCCGCTTTCTCCTCGGCGGTGAGGTCTCGTTTTTCGGACTCGCAAGTGTCCGCGATTTCGCGGATGCGGTCACAGTTGAGTTGGTATTGGTTAACCAGCTCTTTGATTCGTTTCTTATTCATCTGGATAAAAAATTATAAATTGAAAATACTATCTTTTCTCATCTCGGCGACGGTCGACTTCCATGTCTCGTCATCGGGCTGTTTGGCTAGCTCGATCAGCTCGCGATTGTTAACCTCAGTCTGAGGATAAGCAGGGTCAAGAGCCAGCGTGAAGTCGTCAATATAGCGGATTTTTTTGACACGCATCAAGAGAACGTCACCGTCCGAGTCTATAGAGTCGACCGGTTCAACACAGTCCGAGTCAAAGTAATAGGTCGAAAACGCGAAACTACATCCGCTAATATCGCCACGGCGAACCAGGACTAACGCCTTGTCTCCGTCAGCGGTGTGAGGCATCTCACATTCAAATCTGACACCCTTCTCATCGATGGCGTAACTCAGTGTACCCTCGCCGTTCTTCGAGCGGCCCAGAACCAGCTCCCGGTTGTGGAATATCGTCAGCTTGATGTCTTGTTTGTCGAGGAACTTTTTAGACACCGCTTCGGGCGCTATCACTTCGCGGACGGGCCAGCCTCGGCTATCCTCCCACAATACCTCACTCGGTTCATTGAAGACGATGGCATAGCCGACAATGACACGGCTCTCGGCGTCGCCTTCATTCTCTCGCACCTTCAGTCCACTGACCAGGCGCGCACGTGTTATAAGTTTATCCTTCTTCATATCATTCTTTGACGCCCTCGGCGGTCAACCCGCTGAGCGTTTTTAAGTTAGCACTAACAACTATTTCGTCACCGCCTTTGACCGGTGCCAGATTCTCACTCTGTCTCAGTTCATTCACAGTCGACAGACCCGCCTCGAGGCGTTTCTTCTGATAGGTCACACGGCTATCGAGGTCACACGCCATGAGCTCCGAGCGGTCGAACAAGAAGCGTCTGGTCTTAGCCGCCGACTCGGTGAAGAGTTTCCTGGTTAACTCGAGCTCGATGGCTTTGAGCATCGGGTTTAATCGATTGGTCAGGAACGCCACATTAGCCGCCTCTGACGTCTTATAGTTCGAGGAGGTGTCATCGTAGACATACGACGGATGAACACCGAAAAAGCGACAGATTTCGCGGACGGTGAACTGTCGAGACTGTAAGAACTGGAGGTCGGCGCTCGACATCCCCATCGATTGGAAGCGCGCGGCGCCCGGGAGAGCCAAAATTGACGACGAGCGAAAATCATAATAGGCTTGTCGAGCCAGCTTATCGAGCTGCTCATCCTGATATTCGCCATAGCCGGTCACTCCGTTAGAAACTTCGTTGGTGATGAATCCTTTAGGCATCCCGCCGTTAGCGAATCGGTTCTTAGTCTCGCGCTCGGCCGTCGCTGAAATTTCAAGCGTTTCACGCGCCATCTCGACAACGCTAACGCCATCACGCCCATCAAATGACAAATTCATCAGGTGAATAATCCTATCCTCGGGGACGACCTCGCTAATGTGGTTCACCATGTCGGTCACGGTGTAGATGTTCCGATATATGTCATGGGCGACAGAGCCGGGCGACAATAACACCAGCTCCTGAACGCCTGTCTCGCCCCATCGAGGGAGAATATAGGCGTTTCCCGATAATAGGATCTGCTGAACAGCACCGCGCCAAAAGTCCACGGCGTTCATCCACGGCGACGGAGCAACCGAAAGCAAATAATTCAGATGCTCATCGCTCTCGACGAATATCCCGTTACGACGGACCATCACTCTCAGCCTCAACGAGGCGACAGAGTCGGCGATGTGACACACACAACGATAAACGGTGCTCAATGCCATCGCCTGACGAGGTCCGGCCACGCGCTTAACGTTGTCGTCGCCGGTGGTGATCACGACACCTCCATCGGTGAGGGTTGTCGCTGTCGGCGTCACTTCACGACGACGACGGCGCCCTTCACCGATGAAGCGCCGAAACACAATTAAACCTTTAATCGAATCCTTTAAACTCACGAAAAACTCAAAAAAATCAAATTATAAATACCTTGAAAGTCATCAGCGAATGATGCCCTCTACCCTATACCCCCCAAAAAGTGGAAAGTGGTACCACTTTTTGCCGTTTTGGGTGAACATTTAATATCATTTAACGTTTGGCGTCCATAAACAGGCGGAGTGACATCAAAGTCGTGATGACTCCGTCAATCTTGTCATTACGCCGACGCTTCAGCGGCTTCATGTTGCCGAGCTTGTCGACATCAAGGACCGCGTTCTGGAAGCAATAGCGATTAATCGGGTTCTTGTTGACATACATTCCGGAGGTCTTAATGGCGTGCTCGAAGCTCTCAACAGGCGCTGAGAATGTCCCATAAGTCTGCTTAACGCTCCTCAACACGGCGCCAAAGCCCGACGCGCGGAGCATATTGATGACAGTGACCGACTTCCAGGCATCGAAACCAATCCCGCGGACGGTGACATAACGGCTCATCCTGACTATATGCTCGACGATGGTCGAATAGGCGATGACAGGCCCGGGCGTTAGATGGAGATAACCGGCCTCGGCCCAGGCTCGGAACACCTTCCCATTCTGAGATTTCGCCAGGGCGCCCTCGGGGAAAAAATAGTCGGTGACAAAATAGAAGCTCTTGGACGGGCGGTCATATATCCCAAATGTGACGGCCGTCAAGTCGTCAGACTCTGACAAGTCAATCCCGACCATCGCGTCAGGTCGGCCCACCAGGTTCTCGAGGGACACATCCCTCATCGCGCCCTCGATGGCTTCTCCTGAAATCCATTCGGCGAGGGCCCCATCGCTGTAACGATTCAAGAGTTTCGTCCTGAACGCTAACATCGCCTCAGCGCCATTTCGTTGAGCCGACTGAAATTCCCGCCGATAGAAATCAAGTGACACCGTCACGCCCAAATGAGGTTGGACCTTTCGCCAGGTGCGCTCATCGGCCTCATCATCGCCGACATCAGGTTCAAACAGGTGGGCGAAAACGCTATCATCCTCGAAGTCTCCTGCCA